CTACAGTCATCAAAGAAGATGGCGTAGAGCTTTCAAGGTCTTTTCATAGACACGCTGTGCAATGCACAGATGATATCAGTGGTCAATCAACAGAAGTCCAAGCCATTGGCAACGCTGTATGGACAGATGAGCTTAAAGCAGCCTATCAAGAGTTTTTAGACTCAAGTGCCATGCCTGTGAGCGAATAACTATTAATATATTTCTAATTTACACATAAAAAATTTACAATTTAATTTTATAAATAACAAAAGGGAGTATTGAATGACTAAGGAAAAGAAAGTAGAAATAGAACAGGAACAAATTGTTTTAACAATTACTGGCGAGAATGACCAAGCCAGATCCTGGAAAAATTCGGATCTCAATGATGAGCAAAGAGTTTTAGTTTCAGAGCTGCAACCAATTGGCCAGAGATTGGCTGATTTGGAAAAGGAATTTTTAATTCAAAATAGAAACAAGCAATTTCGGATTGATGCTTTTATGCAATTAGAGGCAGCCAAAGAAGAAGTGGTAGTTGATAACCCAGAACAAAATCCTATTCCAGAGGAAAAATAATATGGATCTATTAATAATGCTGAGTGCCGTAACAATTACAGTTTTAGTTTCAATTGAATGCTTTGAGCCAGAATACTGGGCAAAGATAGTTGAGTTTTTTAAATTCTAAGGGCTATTCGCAAGACAGCTAATGATCTAGCCGCAGATCTTGCAAAGCATGATGCGGTTTGTCAAGAAAAATGGAATACAATTTATCGCAAAACAGATGATCTTCAGGCCTCAATGAACAGCATGAAGATATGGCTGCTTGGTGGCCTTACAACTATTGCTGCATCACTTTTCACAATCATTGTGAGAGGCCTTATCTAAATTAATGATTGATAAATTAATAAAGCCTATAGGTGACATCCTGGATAAGTTTGTTGCTGATAAGGATTTAAAACTTAAACTATCCCACGAACTAGAGAAAGAAATTGTTTCCCTTAATAGAGCACAAATAGAACTCAACAAGGTTGAAGCATCGCATGAGAATGTTTTTGTTGCTGGGTGGAGACCTTTTATTGGTTGGGCTTGCGGAATAGCACTGGTCTATCATTTTCTAGTTGAGCCTATCATTCAATACATTCTTATTATCAATGGCTCTAATTTTGCAACTCCAGAATTTGACTTTAGCCAGCTTTCAACAATTGTCATGGCAATGCTTGGTATGAGCAGTTTAAGAACTTACGAAAAAACAAAAAAATAATGTACACCTGTATGCCAAGAGAAGATAAACATTTTGACAGAGACTTAATTAAGAAAAGGCTGATTGACTTTGAGTCTATGGAACTCAAAATGTATTTTTGCAAAAGTAACAAACCTACAATTGGTGTGGGTCGCAATTTATTAGACAATGGCATCACAGAAGAAGAAGCTATGTACCTGCTCAACAATGACATCGCAGCAGTCATAGGCAAATTAGATAAGCATTGGATAGCTTGGCGTAAGCTACCTATCACAGCTCAGTATGTTTGCATTGATGTGGTGTTCAACATGGGCATTAATACTTGGATGAGCTTTAGAAAAACCAGAGCCTACATGGAGCTGGGTGAGTTCGATAAGGCTGGCGATGAGTTGCTTGATTCGAAGTATGCAAAACAAGTAGGCAGACGTGCCATCTTTAATTCGGAGCAACTTAAAAGCTCTCAGGAATAAGCTATGGCTAGTCCTAAATCTGTAGGGGATTTTGGCGAATACTTAGCAGCAGCTTACCTATCTCTGGTCGATGAGATCACCACAGTTCTAATCGTTCCTCATGGAGCTTCAGCAGACATCATCTTTGAATACAAACTAAGCTTGTATCGTTGCCAAGTTAAAACTGCAACTAAGATAGAAAAGACCAGACAGAACTGGCGTTTTGATTTAAGACGTGGGCTTCATGCCAAAAGCAGAACCTATAAAAGAAACAGCGTTGATCTGTTCGCACTTGTGTCGCTGGGACATCAGAACGTGGTGTTTGTGCTGCCACAAACCAAGAACCAACTTACGATCACAGATGAGCATATGAAAAACAACGATGCTCTCAAAAACCTGCAAGACATTATCTCTCAAATTAGTTAATATATTTCTTTACACTTATACTATTATATGTGTACAATAAATTATTCATTATTTAGCGGAGATAAAAATGACTATAAAACAATACAACCTTAGTAAACCAAAGATCAACAGAATGGAGCTGGAGATGCTCAACTGGTTTTTGACTTACACCGATGACAACCCATTGATTAACGATGATGCGAAAGAGGTCTTTCTTAGTCATGGGTACACAGCAAGAGACTTTCAAGAATTGCTCAACAAAATAAAAACTATTCTAAGAACTTACAGGAGTTAATCATGGTAGGCAAATTAACAGAAGGCAAAGACATTATGTCTGCATCAAGGGCAGCAAATGCTTTGGGAAAAGGCAAATACAAATCTAAGCAACGTCAGTTGCAAGAAAATATCAGAGAGGTGCATGGCGTTTATAATGTCTTTGATCAAAACACTGCTATGGAGTTGGGAGATTTTTTTGAAGAGGGCATCATCAGATATGCAGCTAAGAAGATGGGTCTTGCAGATGTGCAGACAGAGTTTCCAGAAGCGTTTGTTCATCCCTTCTTTCCAGTTGAATGTTCTTTAGATGGAACAGCAATGGCTGACAGCTTAACTATCGAGAACAATCCAGAGATGGGCATTTATGTTCCACACCATGAACACATCACTATCAATGGCAAGGGCATCATTGAGTGCAAATTAACCAAAGACTATCCAAAGGATTATCCTGAAGATTGGCGTGGCTGGATTCAAAATAAGACTCAGGTTGAGATCACCAGTTGCTCTTGGGGTATGTTGGTGGTCTTTAGTCATAATGCCAATGAGATCAGGTACTTCTTTTACGAGCGAGACCCAGCCTTTAGCGAGGAGCTAAGGGTTCTTGCTGATGACTGGCAGCAAAGGGTTAAGACAGAAACTTACTTCGACCCTGAGACTTCTGACGATGCTTATGCAATGTTTGAAGATATGCCAGTGGCTGAAGATGTTTTAGAAATGAATGAGGGCTTTACCAGCATGATCGCCAGACAACAAAACATTGAAGCTGAGATCAAGGAACTGGAAAAAGAAAAAGACCAGATACAAACCACATTGATGCAAAAGATTGGCAATCACGAGAAAGCCATTTGCGGAGACTATTCTTTGGACTGGGGCTATATTAATTATAAAGCCACAGAAGCTAGGGTAACGGAAGCCAAACCAGCGAGAAGCGTGAGGCGTAAGATGGTAAGGATTAAAGAGAGAAGGGCAGCAGACTTGAAGGGAGCGTAGTTTTGGAGAGTTTTGCCACTGCCCAGATTTATTATACAATTAACTAGGAGAGTTATGATATGGAAGAAGAACTAAAAAACAAAAAAAATAAGTTGACAGATAAGCCTTCTAAGGAAGCAGTTTGGGTTGATCAAGATATCCACCAACTACTTTGGGAATACAAAGTCAAGCATAGCAAAAAAAGTATTGGAGAAATTGCAGGACACTTTATTAAGTTAGGCATCTGTGATGCTAAAAGCAAATGACTCAGTATGCAAGTGAAGTAGCGTTGCAGGCTTTAAAGAATGATATTTATGCATGGGCACAAAAGGTTAAGTCGCATTATATGCAAACAAGTTATGGCGATGGCTTTTATGAGATCACCTATAACGATGATTCCAGAGAGCTGATGTACAACGATGGTTCAGTTAAGAGAACAGAATCACCGCATGACTTTGAACAGCTTGTAAGATTGTATGAGCAAGATCATGGCGAGCAATGGTAAACAGCAGAAACAAAGGTGCAGCATTTGAGCGAGTGATCGTTAGGCTCATCAATGAATTTTGTGAAAAGAGGGGATTAGATGAAACTGTTAAAAGAAATCTTGACCAGTACCAGAGCAAAGGCATGGCTGATATTTATTGGCGTAACTTTGCAATTGAGTGCAAGTGCTATGCAGGAAAAGGAACAACCTTTGCCCAAGAGAAATGGTGGGCTCAGGCTTGCGAAAGTGCTGGAGACAAATTGATTCCAGTGTTGATTTATAAATACAATCGCAATAAGCCCAGATATGTTATTCCAGCAGCTTTGATTTTAAATGGAACTCCATTAAGCAATCAGAGCGTGATGGTTGGCTATGTTGATGACTTACACAAGAACATTGATGTAATATTGGAGAATGCACATTATATTTGATGACGATTTTGAAGAGTTTTGCTTCCGCAAATATCAGAACTATCTGGTAGGAGCTGAAGCATTAGGGATCACCGACATCGGTGATTTTTGGAGCTACAAGACTAGGAACATTGAAAGTCTTGAAGCAGAATATAACGATAGTGCAGAGAGAGTTTTGCACTAAAAAAGAAAGGAGCGAAATATGGATTTTTTAGAAGAAAATTCTAGTGAAGGAAATGGGTCAAATACTTATCTTAAGTTTTTGGCAAAAGAAAAGGCGTGGTATGTTGGAGTGAACATCTTTGACATGGATTACATTCTTTTAGACCCTGATAGCATCAAGACTGGTCTTGGTAGATATTCAGGTGGCTATGAGTTTGAATTCTCAGATATACCATTTAGCAAAGTCGAAACTAAGGAAGGCTGGAAAAAGGCTTTTAGCGTTTGGGCTATGACCAGCGATAAGCAAGTCGTGCAATGGGAACGAGCAGCATGGGGTGAGCTACAAGGCTTCAAATCCATGTGTGAGAAGTTCTGGATGCAAAAAGCCGCTAATGAAGGGCAAATGCCTTGCTTTAGATACTTAGGCTCAAGAGGTGTTAAATTCGATTCTGGATTTGGCAGCGAAGTACCTGAGTTTGAGTTTGCAGGATGGAAACCAAGACCAGAAGGTTTTGTGATTCCTGCATGGGCTAACGATGAGGATGATGCAAAACCAGTTGCTGATAGTCCTGTTGCGAAAACAGTGGTAACCGATGACGATATACCATTTTAATGACAAACGAGGATTGGGCATCAATAGCTAAAGCTGTTGGTCTTGAACTACTTGGCGAGCCAAAGTCTGAAACATCGACTGAGGTTCGCTGGGGAACTCATGGCAGCTTTTGCTTAAGCAAAGAAACAGGTGGCTTTTACAGCTTTGAATTAGATCAGGGCGGTGGTACTATGTGGCTACTCAAGCACTTTGATCAGAACATAAACGAAACACTTAAACGATTTGGTTTTGGCGATGAGGGAGCAAAGTCTAACGACTTACTTATCTCCCCTAATAATGAAACTCCTTCATTGCCAATCTCTTCTAAAGGGGGCATGACCAGAGATCAATTTGTAGAACTCTGGTTGCAGGCAAGCATCAAGCTAAAATACTCTGATGACTTTGCAGTGCTGAGATTCCCAGAGGGGCATCCTAGAAGCGGAATTAAATACGCACCATACAGCAGGCGTGGCGATCTTTGGTACATGAAACGACCAGAGGGGCTTATGCCTTTGTATGTGTCAGACAGAAGCCCAGAGAAGCCTGTGTTGCTTGTGGAAGGAGAGAAAGCAGCCATAGCAGCCGAGCAGATTTACGCTGGTCAGGTTGCTTGTCATCATGGGGGCTGCAAAGGTTGGGACAAGACAGACTGGTCAACCATCTATGGCAGGCAGGTTTACATATACCCAGACAATGACGAAGCTGGGCTGGTGTTTGCTGCGGAGATAGGTCAGCACTTAAAGAAAAATGGCTGTAACGTCATATGCTGCCAACCACACGCATCTTTGCCAGAAAAAGGCGATTTGCATGAGGCAAATGAGTTAAATCTTTATTTAAGCTCTGACGAGCTTGAGAGCTATATTTTAGGCACTCCAGCCGATAGACCAAGAGGAGCGTTTTTTGTTGAGCCTGTGAGTAGGATTATTCAACAAGTAGATGAGCCAAACTGGTTGATTAACGATGTCATCGAGCAGGAATCGCTGGTAAGTGTGTTTGGGGCTGCTAAATCAGGCAAATCGTTTGTGGCAATCGCTATGGCAGCAGCTATAGCATCAGGCAAAGAGTTCTTTGGTCATGGGGTCAAGAAGAAGTCTAGTGTGCTGTATGTCGCTGGTGAAGGATTGCGTGGCATACGCAGCAGGTGTTCTGTTCTTGATGATCGTGAATCACTGGCTGATGCACCTTTTTACATCTCTAACAGGACTGTAAGAATCAACGATGAATCTGACTTTAATGCTTTGATAGCAGAGATAGAGATGATCGTTTCTAGTCATGGCGAGTTAAACCTGTTGGTACTGGACACGTTTCAACGTGTATTCTCAGGCAATGAGAACAGCTCTGAGGATGTTGGTGCGTTTATAAGCAAATTGGACAGGCTTATAGCTGACTATAAATGCTGTGTGCTAATAGTGCATCACACTGGTCATGGCA